TATTCAGGTCACCCCAACCGTATTGAACGCTATAATCAGTACGAAAACATGGACATGGACTCAGAAGTCAATGCCTGTTTGGACATCATTGCTGAATTTTCAACTCAAATGAGTGACACCAACGGTACACCGTTTGATGTCAAATACAACGACAAGCCCACTGATCACGAAATTGGCATTATCAAAAAGCAGCTACAACAGTGGGTCAAGCTCAACCAGCTGGATCAGCGCATCTTCAAACTGTTCCGTAACACCATCAAGTACGGTGATCAGGTGTTTGTGCGTGATCCAGAAACATTTGAAATGTACTGGGTGGACATGAGCAAGGTCATGCGTATCATTGTGAACGAATCAGAGGGCAAACGTCCCGAGCAGTATGTAATTCGTGACATCAACCCCAACTTTCAGAACATGACTGTGGCAGCTAAAACCACCACAGACTACATGACCAATCCTGTGACTGGTACAATTTCGGGTTCGGCTAACTACACCATGCCCAACGGTGGCACAGGTGGCGGTGTGGGCAACAGCCGTTTCATGCATGCCATGAACGAAATCTGTATTGATGCCAAGCACGTGGTACATTGCAGCCTAAACGAAGGTCTAGATGTGTTTTGGCCTTTTGGACGATCAGTACTGGAACAAATTTACAAAGTCTACAAGCAAAAAGAACTCTTGGAAGACGCTATTCTTATCTATCGTGTGAGTCGTGCCCCGGAGCGTAGAATTTTTAAAATTGACGTGGGCAACATGCCCAGTCACCTTGCCATGGCGTTTGTGGAACGTGTGAAAAACGAAATGCACCAGCGACGAATTCCCACTGTGACAGGTGGCGGACAAAACATGATGGATGCCAGCTACAATCCACTCAGCATCAACGAAGATTATTTTTTCCCGGTCACAGCCGAAGGTCGTGGCAGCTCGGTAGACACCTTGCAAGGCGGTCAAAATCTGGGCGAAATTGATGACTTGAAATATTTCAACAACAAAATGGCACGTGGTCTGCGTGTGCCCTCCAGCTATTTGCCCACAGGCCCTGACGACTCAGACCGTGCACTCAGCGACGGAAAAGTAGGCACAGCCTTGATACAAGAGTACAGATTCAACCAGTACTGCGAACGTTTGCAGTCCTTGATTGCTCAAAAACTCGACGACGAATTCAAGATGTTTTTGAAGTGGCGCGGGTTTAACATTGATTCGGGCCTGTTCTCAATTGGGTTTAATGCACCTCAAAACTTTGCCAGCTATCGTCAAAGCGAACTGGACAACACACGTATTCAAGCATTCATGCAGATGGAACCGCTGCCTTATATGTCAAAACGCTTTATGCTTGAACGCTTCTTGGGCTTGACCGAAGAAGAAATCAAAGAAAACGAAGAAATGTGGCGTGAAGAGCGTGACAATCCTGAAATCACCACGTCAGGCAGCGACCTGCGCAGTGTGGGCATCAGCCCAGGTGGCCTAGAATCTGACACACAAACTGGTGAAGAAATTGGCCAAATGGAACCCGCAGCCGGTGTTGGCACACCCGAAGTCACTCCGGGACTAGCCGGACCCACAGCACCTGGCGGAGCCATGCCAGCAGCCGGCGCAGCGCCACCAGCAGCATAAATATTGCTATGATACTAAACGAATTTTGGCAGAAAGAACCTGAGGCCTACCAGGATGTGTCCAAAGACAACAGCCAGCCTCAACTGGGTGATCTTCGCAAAACTCATCTCACACTGCGTCAACTAAACAAGCTTAGAAAAATGAATGATGTTCGAGCAGTAGAGTACAAAGAAAAACTCAAACTGGTGCGCCAGCAGTACGCACCGCCTCCAGCCGCTCCGGCAATCTAATTATCACCATTTTTACGCCTTAAACCGCGTATTTTTTGTCTGCTATGTAAATAACAGCACACTTTACCTACAGGAGTTTCCGTATGAACAAATTTGAACAATTGATCGAATATGTGATCAATGATGAAGAACAAAAAGCTCGAGAGCTTTTCCATGATATCGTGGTTGAAAAAAGCCGCCAAATCTATGAGGACATCATGTCCGAAGAAGAGCTAGACGAAACAGCTCAAGAAGAGCTGGAAGAACAAGAAGAGCTGGAAGAACAAGAAGAGCTGGACGAAGACGACCAGCCCATGGGCGGCGACAGTGCTGACAATCTAATTGACGAAATCGAAGCCGACGAAAACCAAAGCATGAGCATGGAAGGCGAAGGCGAAGACGACGACATGGATCCCGGAAATTTCGGCGATGGCAATGACGGTGACGATGGCAAAGAGCCAGCAACCAAAGGCGACATCATGAATATTGAAGACAAGTTGGACGAACTAATGGCCGACTTTGAATCAATCATGGGCGACATGGGTGGCGACGGTGACGGTTTTGGTCCCGACGCAGGCGGCGACGCTATTGAAATGGACGACACTGAAGAAATGATGCCCATGGCCGAAGCTGTGACTCTAAAAGCAGCCCCAAAGCCAGTGACTTCTGAAGAAGGCAGCGTCAACAAGAAGTCTACTGTAGCTGCTAACGCAGGTGCAAAAGGCCCAATTGGCAGCACAGTGAAGCCAGTACACACTGGTGCTGACGGCGGCGGTCACCACGACTCTGCTGCTTATCGCAACACAACCAAGGACTTGATTGGTGACTTCCAGAACAAAGCTGGAGCTGGCATGAAAGATCAAAAGCCTGCTACCAAGCCACATTTGGCACAAGCAACAGGCGTGAACACCAAGTCAGTGGTACCAGGCAAGCATAACTGATAATGAAAACCCTAAGAGAACAACTTACCTTTAGTCAAGCCAAGATACAGGTTCTTGAAGAATCTGACGTGTCTGGTGGTAAGAACCTGTATCTCAAAGGCATCTGCATTGAAGGCGATGTGAGAAATGCCAATGAGCGTGTTTACCCTGTGCGAGAAATTGCCAAGGCAGTAAACACGATCAACAAGCAAATCAACGAGGGAAACTCCGTTCTAGGTGAAGTGGACCATCCGGAAGACTTGAAAATTAACTTGGATAGGGTATGCCACAGCGTTGAAGAAATGTGGATGGATGGAAACACCGGTTGCGGCAAGCTCAAGATTCTTCCCACACCAATGGGCAATCTTATCAAGACTTTGCTGCAATCAGGAGTCAAGTTAGGAGTGTCAAGCCGTGGAAGCGGCAACGTTGACGACAGAACAGGACATGTGAGTGACTTTGAAATAGTCACAATCGATGTGGTTGCTCAACCCAGCGCCCCCAATGCTTATCCCAAAGCAATCTATGAAAGTATGATGAACATGAAATATGGTCACAGATTATTAGAGATTGCCAAAGAAGCTGGCGAGAACAACAAAGTGCAGAGATACCTCAAGAATGAAGTTGTAAAACTCATTCGGGATCTCAAAATATAAGGAGAACCAGGCATGTTAGATGCTATCAAACCATTGCTGGATAGCGACCTGATCACCGAGGAAACTCGTCAAGAGATCAATGAAGCTTGGGAAACCAAGCTGAATGAAGCTCGTGAACAGGCTCGTGCAGAACTTCGTGAGGAGTTCGCACAACGCTACGAGCACGACAAGTCAGTCATGGTTGAAGCCTTAGACAAGATGGTAACAGAAGGTCTTGCAGCAGAGATCGCCCAAGTGGCCGCTGAAAAGCGTCAATTGGCCGAAGACCGCGTCAAGTTCCAAAGCAAAATGGCAGAGTCAGCACAGAAGTTTAACGGCTTCTTGGTGTCTAAGCTTGCTGAGGAAATTAGTGAACTGCGCAAAGATCGTAAAATGCACACCGAAGGAATCGAAAAACTCGAGAACTTTGTGGTGCATGCTCTGGCTCGTGAAATTCAAGAATTTGCTGCTGACAAGCGTGACGTTGTGGAAACCAAAGTACGTCTAGTCAAAGAAGCACGCAGCAAACTTGAGTCACTGAAGGCACGTTTCGTCAAGGAAAGTGCTGAGAAAATGAGCCAGGCTGTTAGCCGTCACCTCAAGGCCGAACTCACACAATTGCAGGAAGACATCAAAGTTGCTCGTGAGAACAATTTTGGTCGTCGTATTTTTGAAGCTTATGCAGCTGAATTTGGTGCAACTCATCTCAATGAGAACGCAGAAGTTCGCAAGCTACACAGCATGATCGAACAAAAAGACCAGCAATTGGCCGAGGCCATCAAACTCGCTCAACGAGCCAAAGTCGTTGTTGAGAGTAAAAATCGCGAAATACGTATGATCCAAGAATCCAATGAGCGTAAAGACACATTGGAAATGTTGCTGGCTCCCTTAAACAAGGAAAAGCAAGAAGTCATGCGTAATTTGCTGGAAAGCGTCCAAACACCACGTTTGAAAAACGCTTTTGAGAAGTATCTACCAGCAGTACTGGAAGACCGATCTGTAAAAGCCGCCAAAGTGATTACAGAAACTGTGTCCGTTGCAACTGGGGATAAAACTGTTCCAAGTGGTCAACAGGAAGATAGCGAAGCCAAGAGCAACGTTATTGACCTCAAGCGCCTGGCAGGTTTATAAAATTTTTATAGGAGACTTAAATGTCACAAGAACTATTAGAAAGCCGCTGGGGCGAGACCAAAGAAGCACTGCTCGAAGGTCTGAATGGCACCAAGCGCAACAGCATGGGTGTTATCCTTGAAAACACCCGTAAGTACTTGAAGGAAAACGCTTCCGCAGGTTCTACATCAGCTGGCAACATTGCCACACTTAACCGTGTGATTCTGCCAGTTATCCGTCGTGTTATGCCCACCGTTATTGCTAACGAGTTGGTTGGCGTTCAGCCCATGACCGGTCCCGTTGGTCAGATCCACACTCTGCGTGTTCGTTACGCCCAGAGCCTGACAGACAACAGCCTGGCTCAAACATCAGTGCAAGCTGGTGAAGAAGCTCTGTCACCATTCAAGATTGCTACAGCTTACTCTACTGTGCCTCAGAACACAGCTACAGCTACTAGCTACACTGGTGGTGCTACAGCTACCATGGAAGGCACAGGCGGTAAGCAGATCAGCGTTCAGATCCTGAAGCAAGCTGTTGAAGCCAAGACCCGTAAGTTGCAAGCTCGTTGGACATTTGAAAGCGCCCAAGATGCTCAAGCCATGCACGGTATTGACGTTGAAGCTGAAATCATGGCTGCTCTGGCACAAGAAATTACAGCTGAAATTGACCAGGAGATTCTCCTGTCCCTACGTAGCCTAGCCGCTACAGAGTTCACATACAACCAAGCTACCGTTTCTGGTACAGCTACATTCGTTGGTGACGAACACGCCGCTCTGGCTGTTCTGATCAACCGTGTTGCTAACCTGATCGCCCAACGTACACGTCGTGGCGCTGGTAACTACGCTGTTGTT